TTCACACCGTCATTGTCTGGAGTGAAGGAGTTCGGAATGTATATAGAACAATCTTCAAAAGGCGTAGAGCAGTACTGACCAGTCGAGCAATCAACTTCAACTATGTCATACTGATACGTATAAAAAGTGTCAGTAACATATATGTAAGTAGTATCATAGAAGTACCAGTTAATCGGCACAGAGATAGTGTCGTATTGCACCACTGTATCTATTTCTAAAACATATACGGTGTCAGGAGAAAGCTCTACGTATGTTGTATCATAAACGTATTCTACGATAGAATCAGGCGGTAGTTCTACATACACCGTATCGTACACGTATATGACTTCAGGGACGTCATCAGGACAAGTAATGATCCAATTGTCTTGCCAGTTCGAGTCTTCATACAGACCACAGCAATCAGGCGTTATGCCTCCTCCAAGGCCTCCGACTTCAGCCCATCCACCATTGTCAGAGTATATAGTGGGTCCATAGCTAATCTGCCATATAACTGCCTGAATACCAAAACCTTGATTTATCCAGAAATCAAAGGCGTTGATCAGGTTGGAGTAAAGACTGGTGCTTCCAGCTTGATAGAAGTCATCTAGCGGAAAGGTAATGGTGTCGCCAGTGTAGTAAGGGGGGTCTACATTGTAGTCATTCCACACGTCTAAATTCGTCCAGTTGGTAGACGAAGTAGTAGTCGTGGCAGAGTATATCCAGCCAGGGTGATTGCTATCGTCAGGTATGCTCAGACCCCATGGGAAGTCCCACCCCTGGTTCATAGCGTTGCAGTTCGAGTCTAGCGCCTGAAAGCCGAACTGAACCTCAGCTATACCCGTCGGGGCCGCTAGCCCCCCGCAGTTTTCGGTGTTATTGAACGCAACCGTAATATCCCCTGCAACGGGATCGAAGTCGAGAAGCTCCAAATCGCACTGCCCATTGAGTATCTTGGACAGTATCAAAAGGAGGATCATAATCCAAAACCTCATCGTCCTTGGCCTTTGTATGGCTTCTTGTAGTTCT